GTCATTTGCCTTAGCAACTTTGAAAGTAGTAGTTATTGACATGTTCTTCTGTTGCAATAAGCTTAATGAAGCTTTGAAAGGTAAGAACAAGTTATCTGCTTCAAGAAGGTCACTTAATTCTACAAAGTTAGCCTCTTTTTGTTCAACTCCATCTGCAGCTGGTGTACCTTCATATTGAGTACATAAGTATACAGTAGAGTTACAATACTCTTCAGGCATACCTGATAGTTCTCCAAGAAGCTCTAACTCTGTAGGAACTATGCCGAACTCTTCTTTGGTTTCTCTGATAGCTGTAGTCTGCAAATCTTCACTAGAATCAACGTGTCCACCTGGTCCACAGATAGTACCATTGTCAGTGCGCGTTGCAGTAAGTACTTTACTACCCTGCATTACAAGCACCCCAACGCCTCTCTTTATGTCCACTAAAATACCTCTCCTTTCATAAACGCAACAATCTTATTGTACCGCTCAGTCGTATAAAAACTTTGCATAGGGTACCATATAGTTAAGTCTTTATTATTCTTACTTGTATTGCAAGAAATACAGGCTGGTACAATATTTAGAATGCATGTAGGACCTTCTTTACTTATAGGAACAATGTGGTCCATTGAAAGTTGTTTAGAGCTCCCACAATAAGCACAGGTATTATCAAATACTTGCAAGCAGTGCTGCCAGTCCTCTTGTGTTAAAGTACTATCAGAGTATAGGTCTCTGCGCTTACTGGCTCGCAATAAAACATTGCTACGATATACTTCATCAGTATGATATCTATCATACTTTCTAATTTTACTTGCGTTACTACACCTTTGTCGTACCTCTGGTTTAGCATAATACCCGGAAGTATCCTTAGATTCTTTACTACGCTTCTTCTCACATGTTTTGCATAATCCACTTATAGAACCATTCTTATTGCTGTAAAAATTTTCTAGGTTATATACTTGTTCACAAGATGGACAGTACTTAACACCTGCAGATATACATTCTTCACAGGTGCTTGTTTTCCATGACTTATGCCACTTAAAAGTATTACAAACCTTACATACTTTATTCACTATGCATCGCCACTCCCAGTATAGTTCATGTCATTTTGTTCCAAGTCTTTTTGGGACGTATCATCTACAGGGTCAGTCGTTTTTCCTGCATTACCCGCATTATTAGGGTTTACGACACCTCGACTATATATATCCTTATGTTGCTGCTCGCTTAATTCAGGCATATTCATGATGCTCCTAATGTAATTTTGCAGTTCCATGTCGTCATTTATTTTCAAGTCCATTGCACGAAGAACCAACGCAACTTCCTTAAGAGAAGGTGCTTGAATCTGACCGGGAGTAATCTTAGGTAGCTCAGTGATACCTACAAATGAGTTTGCTTGAAACAGTCTTGGAACAGCCTTGGTATTAAATACATCGGCTACGTTCAATAATTGTGACTGCAAAGAAGAAGCTAGCATTGATTGCTTAGTATCTGCAAGAGCAAACGACCCAGATTTACTGCCAAGCAGAATAATATCGGACAGCATGGTAATAGCTATTCTATTGTCATAGCGCTCGATTGTACTTCCTATATCAATCTGTCTTGAAGAACCAGATGTAAGCAGCTTTAAATCCCATCCGTAAGGAAGTAGAACTCCTTCTTCACTATCGCGACGCACGTTAGCTACTAGCTCTTCAGCGCGTGAACGCAGTGCAACCATGCTAGGGTCATCCTCATTCCATAAGTCTAAGCCTTCAGGAGACTGCAAAACAGGAAAACCTGCTAAGTCTCTTTCAATACCAATGCCCTCGATTTCTTCAAAGTGCTTCTTAAAGAACCAAGGCCTGTAGGCATTTCTAAGTAAAGATTTACCCTCTGGATTGTCTCTAGTTACTCGCGTCCTAAACAAAAGACCTTTTGAGAACGGGATAACAATCCTCTGAAAGTCAGGTTCAGCTAATTGCTCAAAAGCAACTGCTTCGTTATCCTTGTTAAATACCCACCCATTAAGAGAATTTTGAGACCTGACGGGTAAATTCCTCCAACCAATCCTACCATCGCTGTGTTTACTTTTGTATCTAGCACTTCGCTCTGTAGGTCCTCTACGCACCTTATATAGAATCTCATGAAAACTAAAACCGTAGGTAAGCATTGACAAAATCTCGGATATAGTGTCTGGCCACGACATTTCCATGTCATCCATACAACTTTTAAGAAACTCTGCTGCTTCTGTATCGACCCTACGTGTGGATGCAGGAGTTACTTCCCACGATGTACCTCTTATCAGCATCTCTGCAAGATACAAAATGGCACCAATAACTGGGTCATTATCTGCCATTTCTTGATATACCCTACCTGCTCTAGGCCAGCGAAGTTCAGGTAAAAATTCTTCATATACATACGGACCATATCGCTTCAGGCCTGACGTACCTAGTTGCTTAAAATTAACAACTTTATTAGTATTTTCCAATTGTATCACCTCCTATTAAATTTTGACCAGTAAGAACCCCCGACTTTCTTAACGCTTGAGGGCACTCTTACTAACGACGGGCCTCTGAAGTAATTAAATGCACCAGAGAATCCATCTATTGTATCATCTTTCAACCCATACGGAAAAACATCCGCTTCATCAAGAAACGGCAGAATATTTCTACAACGGTTTGATATAAGCACCTTACCTGCCTGCGAAGCAGCTGAGGCTGTTCTAGCTCTCTCTACCTTAGAACCTGAAGAAGTAACACCGGCGAAATCATAACCATTAAGTACTCCTCTTGAGAAATGGTCAATTGTGTATGCACCAGAAGAGCCTGGTTCTTGCTCCATTCGAATAGCTACCGAATAACCGTCCTCGTTAGCAGTATTCTTGACTATCTTCTCTACATCAAGAGGTGACTTCTGAACACGTACTAAATCTTCAATCCAGTACATTCCTTGGTAATGAGTAAGCTTAAATCCTACTGTCCAGTCAGGGTCGCGCTTGTCTCTTCCTCTTGTTTTCTTTCTTTGAGCAGGGTCTGTAGAAGCCATGTCCCAATATCTTACTGTTCTTGCCCCAGCCGGTACTTTATCAAATGGCACTATATTGAACCAGTGCCTACTAAACACGTCACCAGAAGCTTTAATCTCCCAGTTACCATTCAATAATTGTTCTCGTTCTATGGGGTCAAGCTCGTCAAGTGATTCACGATAAGCCTCTGCATCAAGATACGGATTATCGTCAAGTCCTGCACCGATGAATATTCGTCCCTTCTCGTTGCCCTCAACAAAAAAGCGCTGATAGTAATACTCACCAAAAGCTCCTCCAGGGTTGGCCGTGGCTCTAAATCTTAATGGAACTTGTAGTGTCTTTGGCTTTCTAAGACGAGAGAAAAGGTATCTGTAGTTATTTGGAGAGATATGTGTCACTTCATCCATACCGACGTATTGGAAGTCACTCCGCCCCTTGGTATCTATAACAGTCATTTTCAGACTCTAGATACCCGAAGTTTAATGTAGCACCTGATGGGAATGTGTACTGCTTTTCCTTCTCAGACCACTTAACCTCTTTAGTTTCTACAAACGGCATAAGCCATTGCTTCGACATGTCAATCAAAGCACCTGGTAGAGATAAGTCAGCATATGTCTTACGAAAGAGAATAGCTGAATAACCTGGAATATCTACAAACTGTAAAGCAGCCATAAGCTGAGCAACCGATTTGCCACCGCCGGCGGCTCCTCCATATAGAATTTCTTTTGAGTCATTCATCAGAAGAAAAGCGCGTTGTTTCGGAGTGGGGTTAAACGGTATATACTTAGTAAGTCTCGGTGTTAAGTAAGCTTGTAGTTCCGTTAAGTCTATGCCTGTTAAATCAACTTCGTTTAGGGGCACGGGATGCACCTCCTTTCCATTCCATTATTTTAGCTAGCCTTGCTTCGCTAAAGAATTTGGTTTCTTTGTACCACTCAAGCATATCCTTATCTTTCTTAGATGAATTACAAGATATACACGCTGGTACAACATTCTGTGTTTCGTTTAAACCTTTCTTAGATATTGGTACTACATGTTCTCTGCAAAGCGTGGTCTCAGCACCGCAGTATGCACATTGGTTGTTGAAGTGTTCTAAAGTGTTTTGCCACTCTTCTGCTGTTAGAGTACCTACTAGGCCTTCTTTATGCGCTCTATTAGAAGCAATGACACGTTCATAATACTCTGGGTCCTCTTTACGCCTAACCTTAAGCCTATGATTATGTGCATCGTATATAGCTTGTCGTCTGACAGGGTCTTGATGTACTTTACGCTTATTAATCTTACTAGATAAGTTGCGCTTAGCTATGACCTCAGGCCTATCTAAATAACCCGAATCAATTTTACCTTGCTGTGACCGTTTCTTCTCGCACGCCTTACACATGCCCATCGGTTTGCCTCTACATAAGTAGAAATCTCCAAGAGCCAGTGTTTTATTACAGCTTGAGCAATATTTCAAACCTTTGCTCAAGCAGTCGTTACACGTCGTAGACTTCCAAGAGGCATGTTCTTTAGTGGCGTTGCAAACATTACATGTTTTTAACACGTCCTCGCCTCCTTTCCTTAAAGAGTTGCCTCTGCTTATGTTAGACAGAGGCATAGTCTCTTATTCACCAGTCTTAAATCTGTCCCATAACTCCTTCAGCTTAGTCCAGCCGTACATTGCAACAAATGCAACAATAAAACCAGCAATCACAGCACCAGCAACATAGTACCATAAAACAACCAGCGCAGCATATGAAGAATATGCGAAGAAAGTTATAAGAGTAAGTGCAATAGACAAGATAAAGACCAAAATATCAGTTGGCAGTTTGTCAAATGGTTTTACACCTTTAAGAACCTGCGTAATAACTGATACCACAAATGCAATCGCGCCAAGTGTGCCTACTAAAGTAGTAATTCGTTCAATCATTCCTTTCACCTCCTTGTTTAGTCATCCCCGGCTTGCCTCATGATAGAGCGCCATTTGAATATAGTATTAAGACTATCCTGACTAAAGAAAGATTGTTTCATAAACCAATCTTTAAAGTCCTCGGCTCCCTTAGAGCTATTACATGAAAAACACGCAGGTACAATATTCTCTGGTATAGTTCCGCCACCCTGACTAATAGGCTCTAGGTGGTCCTTAGTTAGTCGCTTATTCTTTCTGGGAGTGCTCCCACAATACGCACACTTTCCTCCAAAGTAAATCAAGCAGTTTTTCCAATCTTGATGTGAGAAATTTGGGTTCTCCTCACCGCGGCGCTTCTGACCTCCAATAAAGTCAGAATGTTTCTTCTTGTTTCGATTCTCGTTCCGTCTGATGTTATAGCATACCTTACAATCTTGCCTGTAAGCAGTTTTTCCATTAGCATCTTTTCCATTCCTTGGAAAATCGTTTAGTGGCTTAGTCTGCCCACAGAAGACACAGCGCCTCGTGCCGTCGCTGAAGTTCTCAGACGCATACTCTCCGTACATCTTCTTATTCCTCACTGTCGTCCTCCATAACAATTGATGAGCTTTGGCCGTCTTTATCTACAAGAGCAACCTCTGTAG